TAACCGTAGTTCCACCAACACAACCAGAGATATACCAAGTTGTTGCAACAGGTGTTGGAGTAGGTGTTGTACAAGTTACTGATGGATATCCTGAAGAACTTGCTGCAGTAATATTGGTTGCAGTTGGATATGTTGCTAATAAATTATCTAATGCCTGTCCTGATGTTGCTCCTGTGTCAGTAACCGTAGTTCCACCAACACAACCAGAGATATACCAAGTTGTTGCAACAGGTGTTGGAGTAGGTGTTGTACAAGTTACTGATGGATATCCTGAAGAACTTGCTGCAGTAATATTGGTTGCAGTTGGGTGAACTTCTAGAAGATTATCAAGGGCTCTTCCTGATGTTGGACCTTCTCCATAAACAGGACTTCCATTAACGCAACCAGAGATGTACCAAGTAACAGGTGTTGGTGTTGGTGTTGGTACACATTCTGCAGGAATTCCCAATAAAGTAACAATTTCAGCACTTGACAAGTTTGATATTGTAGTTGTTCCTGTAATGTTTGTAATTCCTGATCCTGTAGGAGGTGTTCCATAAGCGCCTGAATAAGCAGTCGTTGATCCGTTACATGTTACATAAATATCATAAATTGTAACCTCTGGTGTTGGTGTTACAGGAGTTACAGGAGTTACAGGAGTTACAGGAGTTACAGGAGTTACAGGAGTTACAGGAGTTACAGGAGTTACAGGAGTTACAGGAGTAACTGGAGTTACAGGAGTAGGTGCTACAGGAGTAGGTGCTACAGGAGTAGGTGTTGCTGCTAAAAATATTCCTATACCACTTGGGCCACGAAATAATGGACTCATGATTCTACCTGTTTACTACTAAGCAAACTTGTTCTGTGATGCAAGAGCAGTAAATGTTGCTGCACCTGTTTTCCTAATTGTATAAACATAAACATCTGTTGAGTTAATGTTTCCTGAAGAAGGGGCTATTCCACCTAACCATTTAGGAGTTACTGATGCACCATCAACAGTAAGTGCTGTTGGGTAATATGCAGTTCCACTTTGAGGAGATTCAAATACAACAGAGATTTGCTGACCTGTTGCCATTAATGAATTAAGAGTAGTTGTTGCATTGCCACGAATATTTATTGTCCAATTTGCGACGGCATTGGAAGTACGAATATCAATAGAAGAAGTAGCAACATCAATATCAATTGCTCCAGTTGCTGCTGTTGCAGAAATAGTTGTTAATTCTTTTGGTGATACAAGTGAAGATTGATCAACTCCGTCTACATAAGACTTTGTTGCTAAAAGAGAAGTATCTGCTATACCATGGACATTTGTTGTAGATAAATTATGTGTTGTAATTGCAGCATTTCTGGCTAATACTTCTGCTGCATCTGCTGCAGTTCTATTTACTACTTCAAGAGCATCTGCATCTACAAGATTCTGTAAATGTTTTGCAATAGATGGGGTTAAAAGGTTTGCGGTATTTGTATTTGAACCGTCATAGGCATAAGATCCATAGTGGTAAAGTCTTAACGCTGCTTGAATATCGGCTGCATCTGAAAGACCAGGAATTTTGGCATTGAATAGCCCAGTACCACCAACGGTATTGTCAATATTCTCTGCTGCCACTATAAATCACCCTTTTTCATTATACCACCGTAATAAATAGGTGGACACGCTTAGGGCCAGTTATAGGTCCCCAAGTTGTTCCATCATATTCTACACCCTCTATTTCAAGTGGTAATGCTCTAATGCTTCCATCATCTACAACATCTTTTACTATAAGGTTTGTTGCCAAGGCTCCTGCAGTATCTGGAGATGAAATTGAATACTGAATACTAAAACTTGCAGATGTAAGATTTACGTCGCTTGCAATTTCTGTTACATTAATTGGCGGAATAGTGAGTTTTCCATTTGCAGCAGTTACATCTTTTACAGCAGAATAAAAATTTGTCTTTAAACTAAGCATTTCAGTCCACTGTGTTCCAGTTGTTGTTGCTATTCTTTGAAATACTGTTTTATATGTATCTGAGTATGGATTATAGTCAATTGCAATATCTAACGCTTCAATTCCTGTTGGAAGGTTAAGTATATCTGCATGAACATTTGCATCTTGAGGGTTTCCGTTTGATCCTACAATAATACTTCCACGATCACCCTGTGGTCCTATGTCTAAATCAAGACTTATACTTTCTGGTCCACCAAAAACTGTAAGGTCATCATTAGATAATAAAATATCTGCCATTAAGCACCTGTAACTTGATCCGTAATTGTTATTTTACCAGTTAAAAGTGTATGAACAAGGTCATATGTTCCGCTTCCTGATGCTCCTGCTGGCTTTCTTACCTCAACGTCATAAATATATTCTACGCCTGCAACTAAAACTGAAGAATCACTTGATCGGATTGCACATTGGACAAAAGTGTTGTCATCTGAAATTCTTGCAAAGCATGTAACTCTTTGAGCCAGTTGTGCAGTAGTTAAAGTTCCTCTTGCTGGTGCAATAGTAAATCTTGCGCTTTCATATGGCAAAACTGATGGAGAAACATTATCTATTGGGTCTGAATTATAGTTTGAGTTTGTATCATAAAATGCACTTAGGTCAAAAACCGTTCCATCGTTCTTTTTCGGGTAGATACGAAACTCAAAGGTGTCACCCTTATAGTAATTAAAGTCGTAGGTTGCTGGAAATGCCATGGTTTTATTATACCACGCTGACGTAGACAGAATTGAATATTACAGATGAATCAAAGTCTGTTCTAATTTGTGGAACAGCGCCATTGCCCCACATTGCTTGGTTTTCAATAAATATTTGTTGAGTGACTGAAAGATTATAAGTATTCTGATATTTAAATGATCCTACTAATTGTACAAACTCCTGATCATTGCTTGCAAAATAGGTTCTTAGCCAAACCTCTGTATTTGAGGTATATGTGGTTAGTTCAAAGTTATATGTTACGGATATTTGGGAGCCTTCTTTTATACCGTGAAAGTTTAAGGCTCTCTGGTGGCTATTCCAAAGACTGGTACAGCCTGCTGGAAGGTATTTTTCATTTTGACTCTTATCTTTTGTGTCTAATAAAAGAGTTACCCAACCATCGTCTCCTTGAGAGATACCAAGTTTGATTGGTTTTTCAATAGTGTTTGTATATGAGGCCCAACCTGCTTGTTGTCCAGATGATGACAATGAACTTTGGCCATTGACTCCTGCTGGACCACGATCTCCTTTAGGGCCAGGATTTCCCTGTGCTCCTTGCAATCCTTGTTCGCCATTTCTGCCATCTCTACCTGCAGGTCCTTGTGGTCCGACTGGGCCAGGGACTGGAAGAAATGAAATAGCATTATCTACAGTAGGATATGTTTGACTTTGTTCTACTTGTGCAGCATAAGAAGATTTTTTTGCACCTGGGAAATCCATAGATTTAGAAACAGCCATGGAGTTATTATCTCACTATATTAAGTCAGTGACTCTATAGATGTAATGATTCCGTTGGTAACTGTAACCATCTTGCTATCTGAGGTTTGGAATGTTCCTGTTGCTCCCGTTGGTAAATCACCAATAGTTGCAATTTGATTATCAGCAACAGTTGGATCATCTAAGAATTCTCCACCATCTCCAGATATAACAACAGTGTCAGGAGCAAGTAAAAATAAAGGATCTGCATCTTTACCATAAAGTCCATTAACTTTTATTAAACTGTCTGGTGCTGGGCCAGTTAATAATCCATCAGATCCAAATACCCATTGGTTTTCAGATACTTCTTCTCCAGGCGGTCTTGTGCTTACCAATACTAATCTTTCTTCATCAGAAACAAGAACTTTATTTCTTTCTCCACCAATAACAAAAGTGCTGTTTTTAGAGAAAATGTCCCACTCGGCAGTGTTACCAACTGGATCTGCTAAACCACCATTTGCTTTTGCAATGTATAGATTGTTATCGCTTCCTCTTACAACTGCAAGATCTGTAATGTATCCATTACCTGAAATATAGTTTCCTAAGTATACAAGTCCGCTAGAACCATTTGTTCCATCTGCACCTTTTGCTGCAAGCAAGTTCCAGATAAATCCTTGTGCAGGTGTGTCTCCAACGTTTCCACCATTTGCATTAGCACGGTACCAAAGTTGTCCATCGTATGTTGCTAAATCTCCAACAGCATATGCTGCGCCACCACTGTATTCTCCAGTGTAATTCCAAATAGCATCTGCCCCATCTTCTCCTGGTGTACCAGGTGCTCCTGGAGTCCCGTCTCCGCTACCACCTGTTGTAGTAAAACGTGCCATGATTAATCAAGTCCCATTTTAAATAATGCAACTTTAGAGTTGTTGGTATCTGTGATTGCATATAGCGCATCTAGTCCAGGTAGTTCTACAGACCATGCTGAGCCAGGGGCAAGACGGTATCCGTAATCAGATGCTGTCACTCCTTCTCCTCCAAGGTATACATATGCAGAAGCATCTACATTTTGAATTGTAATATCCATTCCAGAATGCATTCCGTTTGGAGTTAGTCTGGTAGCAGAAGCGCTACTAAGAGTTGTAAGGGCATGAGTTGTCATGCCTAGATTATATCACCTATTTACTTTGAAAGTTTTATCTTTAATTCTAACCAGCGTGGGCAACTCAGGTCTTGGAGTTGATATTTTAACTACTGCCATTAGAGACTACCTGTTACATCTCCAATTACTGAGATGGTTCCAATCAAAGGTGTCCAAATTGTTTCTACGTCAATAGTTACTTGAAGGTCAAAAGTTAATTCTGTTACAACTGATTTATAACCAGTACCCCATAATTCAGTAATAGATGCTGGAGCCATAATGTCTACATATCCACTTCCTGCCGTAACTTCCAGGGTATCAAGAGCATCAGACTGAGGATCATAAGTAGTAGCCTCAAAGGTCCAATCAGAAGTATCAAAATATGTTACTTCGTCATCTTCTAAAAATTCAACACGAAGCGGGGAGGTATCTCCTCTAACGATTTGCCATTTAATTCTGGCTGGATCTGCTCCAAAAACTTCTGGTCCATGCATAGTCATAATGTGATTATACCATAAAAAAGACTAATACCTTGATTGGTGGGTATAGGACAAACCAAGGTATTAGCCAGTAATAAAAGTATACCATAATAGACAAAACGGACATAACATTTAAAGTTATCAAATTGTTATAATAGACAATGTCCGATTTGTTACCATATGTCTTTTATGCCAGGTATTGAATAGTGTATACTAAATATATATAAGAAAAAAAAGAACTATCTTTATAGTTTTACAAACTATCTTTATATATAGTATATAGCAAATTATTTATCATTAGCAGCAATGTGCTTAATTAGAATTTCGTACATTTCGTCAAGTTTCTTTTCTTGGCGATCTCTAGATTTGATAGAGTCAATTCTCTGTTCGTCAACAGCACTTTCTAATCTATTAATTTGATCTTTTACCGATGATCCGCCATTAGTTTTAAGTTCGTAAAGATAATGCTTTACAAGCCACTTGATTCCAAAGGCAATTGATGATACAATTGTAAGTATTGCTACTATTAAGGAAGCCCAGTCTTGAATTGTCATAACTATATTATTATACATGGAGTTTATTAAAAATGAAGACAGACATACTCAATACATTAGAGCATTCGACGAATCTTATTATATCCCCTGACATGGATGGCTTTATGACCGCAAAATTATTAGAGCGTTTTAACGGTTCGCAAATAGTAGGCTCATATGACAAAAATATTTTATGTCTCGCCGACGGGATCAATCCAGAAGAATGTCTGTTCGTCGACTGCGATATGAATCGGCAAGAGTATGTATCTCTCGGCAATCATATGCGACTCTTGGAAGATAATATGTCCGTCGAGTCGTTTAATCCAAATGTTCACTTTGGCGTCACGACATATAGCGACAAGTTTCCTTTCGCAACCGCCTTTTTGATAAGTTTCGCAACAGAGGTTCAAACCTCCAATCTTGACCTCATACGCATGGCTTTCGCTGACTCAACTCTCAAGAACATGGAGAAATACAGCGAGAACATGCGAAACTGGTCAACACGGATGGATCATCCTGCAGTACAGTACATAATGGACAATTCGGACATTGCAAGAAAAAATGATGCACAGGCAAGGTTTGATTATGTTGATCAATCATTTACTTCTAAACGATACGGCAAGCAACGATACCTGGATACCCTTAATAACGCCCTAGAAGGTCAGGGTATGAAGTTTAAACCACTAACTATGGGTAGTAAGTACATATGCGACAAAGTTGGCAAAGAAACCGTTATAAGGTATAATAGAGATATCATCTCTTATGCAGAGATATTTACAGGAGAGTATTCTGTAACTTACAACCAAGAAAAGGAATGGGTATGAATAAAGAAGAAATTATTGACATGATGGTAGAGAGTATTACTGCTGATAACAGAGAACTTTGCAAGCAAAACAATATGAGCGATGAAGAAGCAGAAGCGCAAATTTCACAAGTACATCCAACGTTAGTATACATGGCTTCAAATATTTACGCAAAATTGAAAGAAGGTGGCGCACTTGCCTAAATATTATTACAAACCAATTTTTGAAAAAGTCCAAGAAGCATATCTGGCAAATGCCAAAAAAGACTACGAGCCAGGAATTTATATTGAGTCTAATGTGGATATTGTTGTAAATGCAGATTCAGAAGAGCATGCAAATATGATTTGCTATGGGTTTATTGATGTAGGTATGTGGAAATTATATCAAATTAAGGATTAAGGTTTAGGCCATATTTTTTACAAATTGGGCTATCTCATGTGCTGCTTCATGATGTGTACCGTGAAATTTTAACTCGATCTGGTTTGCAATATGTTGTCTAAGTCTTTGCTCGATATTAAATAGCAAAACCGCTTGTTTTTGTTCTGGAGTTAACTCTTGATGATCACTATTCATTTTTGCAAGAACATCCTGAGCAACAAGTTTCTGAAAATATTTTTACAGCCAACGAAGAGTCGTCTGTAGGTCTGCCCATATTGTCTGTTGATTGCATGGGTTTGGATTCGAATAAGAAATCGTTATCCCAGGCATTTTCTAGATTGTCCAGAATTCCCATTTAATTATTCCTGTGGTGCACTCATATGAGGATTAGTGCATGTGCATGCTTTGCAGCAGTTATCACCATCATAATTTGTTTCGGTCATAGATATATTATAGCACCATTCTGAAAAATTATTTTTTTAAGTAATCTATCATTCTTTGAAGGATCTCTACGCTGTCTTTGGCATTACCTAGCGCAGCATTACAGTGATGACACAACAAACCTCTAATACAATTACCACAGGCCCTAGTTCCAGGACAGCAGGAATGATTATGGTCTACAGATAGGCGCTTTCTAAATGTACTTTCTTTTAAACCACAAATCCTACAACTATAGTCTTGATCTTCTAGCATTTTATGATATTGCTCCATTGTCAAACCATATCTTTCAATATTTCTTGTATGTCTAAGTATGGGAGCACAAGTAATACAATATGATAATTCTTTATATTTAACGTTTTTAGATTGCTTCATTTCCTCTTGAGGAAAATACTCTCCACAGTTTCGACAATGAATATTGCCAGAAGAGTCTAATTTTCTAGGAAATATACGTGTGGCATCATTTTCTTTAATGTCATATGCCTTTACACAAACCTTGCACCAAGGCTTTAGTTTATCTTGTGCTTTAGAGTACTTGTGAAAATGTAAGGGTTTTTTATATTCCCTGCAATTTGTACATTGCTTTTGGCCTTTGTCATTGTATTGAACTTTTGTGTATTCTTTTCTCATACTATAAGTATATCATAAAATTCAGATTTATTCAGATTTCTATATTGACACTTTTTGGAATATTTTATTCAGATGTACGATACACACTATACAGAAAATGCACACAAAAAAATAGTGCGCCCATAACAGACGCACTAGATCTTGGGAAAACCTTCTACTTCATTCTACCCTGTATCCATCCATTGTGTATACCTATGATGGGTGCATCAATACATACCGCCACACCTTGGTGTAGGGTGCTTCCCATCAATTCAATGAACTCGTGTACATGCTCCTTGGTATCGAATTCCATACCCCGCGTTGTACCGCTTGTTGTTGTTAGTGTTAATTTAATCATTGTGTTACCTTTCGCATGTGTGCTACTACATTGACAGAAACCTTTTGTAGGTCTGCTACTACCTTGTTCATTTCATCTGCTGAGTTAGCAGTAAGCCCTGCGCCTAGTAATTGTGCGCCGTCCCATAGTGAGTAAGTGATAGTCATTTGATAAGCCCTCTTTTCTTTAGCAATTCTTGAGCCTTAGCGATTTGCTCAGGTGTAGCGTTGCGATAAGCGTTAATTGTTTCTCTTATCCATGGTGACTTAGCCATAGCCTTTTCATGGGCTTCATGGCGAGCAATAGCCTGCTCTGCTTGTATTCTATTTAGTGTATTCATCTTGAACACCTTTCTTTATTTTGTATACTGCAAGTATAACAGAGAAATGTCAAAAAGTCAAGTCCTAGCACGGCGTGTCGCATGTGATGTCCGTCACACGGCACGTGTCAAATCGACACACCGATAACCTCACTATTGTTACGCAATCGTTATAATTCTCCCTAATAATGTGACCTACCTCTCATGTGATACACCTCACAATGTCCTTAATGTCCGTTTTGCACCCCTCAATTTGTCAGACCCCCCTGCTATACTTACAGTATAAAGAAACACAAGCGGTAAAGAAATCCGCTAAAGAAAGGTGGTCAATATGACTACATTAGATAAAACAACAGTATGCGTAGAGCATAACCCTTATTTCACCGCTATCTCAGAGGTCGGAGATGTGCAATACACATTCTGCCAAGATTGCGAACAGAATATAGACCGCTTTTGGCTAGACTATGGAATGGAACGACTACCAGAGTGGTCAGATTGGTCGGTTACTAAATGAACGACACTAATCAATTCTTAGACACTATGCAATTCATAGATGAGCAAGGCTTATGCGCTATGGATAACATCTGCGCTTTTTGCATAACACTATTTGACGGGTGGAATAGATTTTGCCCAGCATGTAAGGACTACAAGGGCGTTATGGCTCTCCCTGATTTTATCAACACTTATGGAAAGGAAGGACTCAAGAGATGAGTACCTATGTACCAATTAAATCCGTATGTGGTGCGGTAACTACCACAATCGACCAGTATGACTATGACCTAAACCCTCATGGTGTTATCTGTTGCGATAACTGTAACTCTATCGTGTTATGCCGTAAGGCTTGGGATTTCCTATACAAGGAGGTTAAGTAATGAATAACTATGAGTTTAATGTCTATGTAACAGTAGAGGCAGAGTCCTATGATGAGGCCATTGATGTATTCGAGTTTCAATTAAAATACGGAATAAATAAAGATAATGTTTATTGTGCAGATATAAAAGATTTGGGGATAAGCGAATGAAAACACTTCAAGAAAAACTTGACGCAGTAGCGTTAGAATTAGAGCCAGTACTTTGGGAATTACTAAATGAAATCGAGGATAAATAAATTGTTATTAGTTTTAATTGCAATGATTGTGTTTGGCTTTTTGTATTCACTCTAGTAGTAAAGATCGCATGGATAAATACCCTGCGATTTTTGCACGTGGCGGTTATCCACAAGGGGTGTGTATAACTAATGTGTTTAAGGTCACACCTTTATTTCCCCCATTTACGGCGTGTCGATTTGACTTTTTGACATTTCTTTGCTATACTTCTAGTATAACAATTAAATAATGACTAATTAAGCAATGAGCCTTAGCAAATAAATGTGACCAGTATCACAATGAGCCTAAGCAAATAAGTGCCCAATTTGTCAGACCCCCCTGTTATACTTATATTAACAAACAAACGAAAGGTAGTCACTAAATGACTTACACTGTAAAACTCGAAACCTATTCAGGTTCCGTAAAAAATATCCCCCTATCAACTAAAGGACAGGTTGCAGATTTTATCTCTAACTATCCTAATGCGTTACCTGTTGGCGTATCTGTTAAAGTATCTTGCGACATGCTAGGTATTCGTGGAACACTTAGAGGAAAGGCACTTATCTAATGATAAACTCAGTACTCTCTATCCCTTGCGAAGAATGCCACGCAACAGGTTTAATCTTTTTTGGCGATGAAGATAATTTCGATGTAGAATCTTGCGTATGCGATTTTGGCATGGAGCAAGACCTTAATTTATTCAATACACCCGAATCAAACTAAAGAATAGGAAATAAAAAAATGACAGTATCAATCGAACACAACCTAAAGTTTATCACAGAGGTAGACGAGACTCACCCCGTAGGAATGCAACTGCTTAGACTTTCAGAGTCAATGCAAATTGTAATGCTTGAAGGAATGCTAAAAGAGTTACTTGCTCCCCGCATTCAACCCGCCATTGATGAATTAAATGCTAATGGTTCATATGCAATTCTTAAGGTGGTCAAATAATGATGACACGCAAAGACTATGTAGCAACCGCAGAAATCCTGCACGGATTTAAAGATTTAATCGGTGACCAATTAGTTTTTGAAGATTTGGTCGATGAGTTTTCGCTAATGTTTGAAAGCGATAACGAAAGATTTGACCATGTAAAGTTTTTCAATGCTTGCCATAAGGAAATGGAGTTAGTGTAATGACAACAACAACAACAACGACAACTACATCAACAAACCCAGCAACAGTTACAACTACTGCAACTGCAACTCTCTTGCCATGGAATGGATTTGCAATTTCGGGCTTTGTTCTTTCACTTACTATTTGGCCAATGGCTTTTATCTTTAGTCCAATAGCACTTAGCCAATTTAAAAGAAATGGTGAAAACTGGAACAGAGGTAAAGGTCTTGCAACTGCAGGTTTAATTATTGCAATAGTGCAAGCAGTTTTTACTGTTTTGTTTTGGGATTATCTTCTTAGCGATATGGAATACTAATCCTATAATAAATTATCCTGAGCATGATTTAAAACTGCTCGATCTTTTAACAAAAAAAATGCACGTGTGACTTATCCACAGGCTGTGTATAACTTTAAGTAGCATGTGATTTTTTTCACACTCTCTGAGCGTCTCATTATTTAAGACTACTCGCTAGTAGGTTGATAATTTATGACTAATAGGCTAGACTTACATAGTAAGAAAAAATAAATAAGCAAGATTTGTCAGACCCCTATGGTAGGATAAAGTTAATAACAAAAAAAGAAAGAGGTTGCCCAATGGCTACTAAACTATACACAATACAGGATTTACTAATTGGTAAAAACTATCGTTCCCGTAATCGTCACTTTGAGGGAGAAATTATTTCTGCCTCTCCCCGCCCTGCAATTTGGTATGGAGAAAATACCGAAGCATATGTCATTGAAATCTATGACCGCACTTTGCGAAGTAAGTTTGCAACAGTAGCAGTAAAGGTTGGTGAGTAATGAATAACGAATACCTATACGCAGTAACAGTATCGTATGATAGTAACCCCGTTCATTGGACGGGTCGTTACTCTGATGCACTAAGTGCAGTTAATGCTTTCAACGAAATTGTTGATTGGGGATTTGCTGATGAATATTCAACAGTTAATTTATCTGAACCAAGTGGAAAGATGCACACCCGCACTTTCTATCGTGAAGGACGAAAGGTCGTAACAAAATAATGGGAAGCGTAACTGCACTCGGTATTCAAGATACCGTACTTGATTTAGAAACACAATTAGCCTATCACTTACAGGGTAATCACTATCCTCCAGTACCGCTATCTATGGTGCAACCTTGCATAGATGCTATTGACGCATACTATGATGAGGACTACCGCAGAGAGATAGATTTGCCTCAAGGAGTGTTGTGGCGTGGGCAGGTTACTGCACCAGCAGATGCAATAATTGAGCAACACCATTTATCTTTTTGGCTACCAGAGGAGGACTAAATGTCTGATACAATAAACAATATGGAACTTAGATTTGCTGATAACTTAAAACCATCTCAACTTATAGAAGGCGATCTAATTAAGGTTGATGATGAATATGTAACTATTGAAACCATTACAGAAAATGAAGATGGATTTAATATTTATACTAGAAATGATTTTAATGAAGAGGGTCACATTTATTTATTTGATGATGAAACTATTGAGTGGTATGTATTCTTTGAAGAAGACTAATCACTAAAGTATTTTTATGTGCTTCCCCGCATAAAAATGCACGTGGCGCCTGTGTGAGATTTATCACATTTTAAGAATTTGACATTTATTCCCCCTGTATGCTAAGATTAATTATGAAGAAAAATCCAGAGGAATTACGCAGGCTTATGGAATTACGCCGTAGCAATGCGGCCTCTGCCGTGCCCTCTAAGAAATCCTATAACCGTAGGAAATGTCAGTCCGAAATGCTACAATTAAAACAACAAGAAGGAGAATAGCCCCATGGGAAATATCGCAGATGAATTCTATGATGAATACTATGCAACAACCTGCCCTGAATGTAAAGAAAATGCGGTAGACGCATATGAAGAAAAATGCACTCATTGTTTACTAGAAGAAATGTCCGCAACCTATAACGAAGACATTGCTCTAGAAATGAGTCTTGGCCTTGACTACTAATACACTTAAACTAAAACGCTCTAAAGATAGAAAGGTTGCTAATGCCGTCACACCTAATGGAAAACAAGCAAGTATCGCAAATACCTTTGGCCTCCCTGCTGGAAAGGCTTTCTCGTGTCCTGGTGCCACGAGTGTATGTGAATCCGTATGCTATGCAGGAAAACTCGAAAAGATCTTCCCAACCGTAAAAGTTAACCTGCTACACAATTGGGCCCTGCTAAAAGACGCAGACTATTTAACTATGCTTAATCTCATTGCTGAGATGATTGCTGATTTCAAGGCAGACTGTATCAAGAAAGACGCTCCTATGCTATTCCGTATCCACTGGGACGGAGATTTCTTTAACGATACTTATACTACCGCATGGTCTGATGTAATCAAACTTAATCCTGATGTACAATTTTGGGTATACACTCGTGTTAAGTCTGCAGCACTAATCTTAAAAGACATTGATAATCTTAGTCTTTATTTTTCTGCTGATAGTGAGAATGTAAAAACTGCCGTTGATTTAAAAATTAACAGTGGTGTACGCATGGCATACCTTGCTAAGAATTTTGCAATTGGTAAGGCAGACATAAAAGAAATGATTGGTAAGCCTGCTGCTAAGTGTCCTGAGAATAATAAACAGATTCCACTTATCTCAACAAATGGAAGCGCTTGCGTTTCTTGCTCACTTTGTGTATACTCTAAGAGTGACATAATTTTTTCATCGAGTAAGAAATGAGATAACATGCGTAGTACTCAAGTTATACTTTTATTTTGGTTGTTGCTTCTTTTATTTTTCCACCAATAAAATAAAAGGGGCCACGTCGCCAAGATCGAGGTTTGTCAAGTTTATGATAGGCTTTTAAGATGTGATTAAGGACACACCGCAAATCCTCCGCTGGATTGGTATTTATGACATTTTTATGCTAAAATTATACTATAAGCAATTAACCCCCACAACAGAAAGGCAAGACCCAAATGACACTACACGGATACACTTACCAAATTGGTGATTTATTCACAACAAGCAAGACAGGCGTTACAGGTCGTATTGCAGGATTTACACCAATGTCTAATAAGGTTACTAGAGTTAGTTTAATCCTAGCCAATGGCGCACAACGCCTTGCTATGGTCAAGACCTCTAAGTAATCTCACAATGTGAGAAATGTTAAGTTTCGATTTGACATTTTTATCTGCAAAATGTTATACTTAGGTATAACCAAATAACAACCCCTAAACAGAAAAGAGAAAAACAATGTCAGTAGCAACAGCAACATACAAGGTAGGCGATACCTACACAACACAGAAGTCAAAAGTTAGCGGAGTAATTCAAGAAATTAACCCACTACCAAATGGTAATGTGCGAGTTAAGTTAGATGTAGATGGAAAGCCACGCTACACAACTTGGACGGCTAAGTAATACAAAACTAACGACCTGAGTATGTCGGTGCAAAACTACTCAACCACCCCCTAACAAATACCCCACAAAAGAAAAGAGAAAACAAATGGCTAGAGGAAAAGCAATTTCGGTTAAAATCGCAACACCAAAAATCATCAAGGCACTAGAGCAATCACTTGCTAAGTTAGAAGCAGACTACTCATCACAAGAAGCAAATGAAGCAAAGTACGAGAAGGCTCGCAAAGTATGGCAGAAAGAAATTATTGACTATGCCGTAGCAAACATCAAGAAGGCAGAAAACTTCCGTACTAACTATCGTCATTGGTCAAACACTCTTAACATTGACTTTGACTTAACAGTTACAGAAAAAGACATGCCTAAAGAGCCTGAGAAGGACTTTGTTACAATGCACCAACACTCATACAATGAGCAGAAAGCAGAAATCTCTAACGCAATCCGTATTCTGAAAATGACAGATGAGGAAACAGTAAATACTAGCACCTACAATGCGGTTGCTCAATACCTATAAATGAAATTGGGGGAGGCGTAAAAACCTCCCTCAACTTTCGCCAGGCTGATTAGGGCGATAATAGAAATACTATAGAGCAAGGCTCCTGCAGGCCTAAAGAAGCAGACATCCTGAGCACGATCCAAAAAGGCTCACCCTTAAGGGGACTTGACAAATGTCAGTGGCGCCCTGTACAATTAAATTAAACCAACTACAGAAAGAGGCCCCCATGGACCAAACAGAAGAATCAGTAACAGTAATACCAAACACAACGCAAGAATTCCTTTTATCTCAGATTAAAATAAAAGATGAGCGTATTGCTCAACTTGAAGAGCACACTCAAAAGGTAACCCAGCGCTCTTATTCCGATTCAGCAGACCGTAACCGTATGGTTGAGGGAATGAAGGACTGGACCCTTAGTGAATTAAGTAATGAAGACATCACTGAGTCTCAAGCAGAACAAATTGCTGAAATCATGGGCTTTGAATTAACAACAGAGTTTGAATTGGAAGTTACAGTTCTTTATTCAGTTACTGTTAATGCTCGTGATGAAGAGTCTGCACAGAATGTAATTCACGATATTGATTTTGATACCGTGCAATATGACTCAGATAATATTTCTTGGTTGTCTTCATCCGTTGATAGAATAGATATTTAGTAGGGGGCTACTAATACAGACATATCGAATGTCTATAAACTAGGTAAGGGCCCTAAGCATGGCCATGTAAACTGCTTTTTCTTTTTTTACAAAATTTGCACGTGGGGTTTATCCACAGGTTTATCCACAGGCTGTGATTAAGATCACCTTTAAGAAATGTCCGAATTGCCCCATGTATACTTATACGATTTGACTTTGTCAGTCCACCCATGTATACTTAGATTAACAACAACAGAAAAGAGAAACTCATGGCACATGACCTAGAAACACAAAACGGCGTTGCATCATTTGCATCATTCCGTGAACCTGCTTGGCATGGATTGGGTACTGTATTCACAGAAGAAAAAACTACATCAGAAATGTTGGCGCTTGCTAATCTTTCTAATTGGAATGTTCGTCTTGAAGATTTAACAGTACCGACCCACTTATCATCAGATAAGAATTATCAATATGTATTGCGTACTAACCCTACAGATACAACACAGACCGACATTCTTGGTGTCGTTGGTGAGCGTTACCATGTAATGCAGAATGAAGATTTATTCTCATTCGGTGACAACATTCTAGACGGCGGAGGCCGTTGGGAGACTGCTGGCTCAATTAAGGGTGGCCGTGTTGTGTTCGGTGCGTTGGCACTAGAGCGTGAGACTGTCCTAGACCCTAGCGGTGTTGCCGATAAGGTAAAGACTTATTTACTTATCAACACATCACATGATGGCTCAATCGCTATTCAAGCAAGCATCACACCTGTTCGTGTTGTGTGCGCTAACACTCTCAATCTTGCTCTTGGCTCAATCAAGAAAAAGAATGGCGTCAAGCAATCATTCAAGATTCGTCATACACAGACTGCAAGCGGTAAGGTTGCCGTTGCTCGTGAGACTCTTGGAATGGCTAACAAGTACATGGACGCATTTGATATTATGGCTAAGGCTATGATTGAAAAAGAAGTCAATGCTAAGCAATTCAATGATATTGTATTGGCTGCATATGCAAAACCAGAAACAGATGCTAAGGGTTCGCTAAAGAAGTGGGAAAATAAAATTGATTCAATCAATGATATTTACACAGGCGAGTTTAATGGTATGATTGCTGGTAGTGCTTGGGGTGCTTTCAATGCACTAACCGAACGCCTTGACTGGTATCGTTCTGCTCGTGGTGGTTCTAACGAATCAATCCTTGCATCAGCATCAGGATTTGACCCTGCTATCAATGCAGAAAAGAATCGTTTGCTAAAAGTTGTACAAAATGTAATGCAACTCGCATAACAAAAAAATCCTAAGCATGATTCTAAACTGCTTGCAATGTTTAATGGTCAGGCGCAGGTAAGAGTGCTAAGGGCTCGGAGGGTTGCGCGGATACAAACCCCCGAAATTAATAGTCACACCGCCATTAAACTTAATTGGAGTGTTAGCATAGTTGGTTAATGCGCTACCCTGTCACGGTAGAGATCACGGGTTCAAGTCCCGTACACTTCGCAAAATCGCCACGTGTGGAAATTAGTACAAATCGGACATAAAAATGTCAAATAAAATAAACTTTACGATAGTCAAACCTTTTCCCCAAAAATGTCAAACCTAAAAATCTTTACGATAGAGTTGACATTTCCCCCAATCTCTGCGATAATTAATACATGACCCAAACAATGAGAACGATTGACGAATTAGTCAATGAGATGTACATGGACAATGAGCCACATCTCGAATACATGGAGAATATGAACGGTGGGGATTGTGATTGTAACATCCACACTACCTTGAACACAATAGTCAAATACTGGTGGGATGAGGAGAACTAATGTTAGGCTATGAACTATCAGACTTAGATATGATGATTGCTAATGTAAACATTGCCTCTAAACAATTAAACAACTCAGGTATTGCTAAAGGTTTGGAAGAAGTTTCTTCATTCCTCCAGGGACTATGGGCAGAAGGGTACTTTGACTAATGTGGAGCAAGTATACATTTGTTTGTGACCCTGATGAGTGTGACGCTCTTCTTGAGTTTACCGCTAGAGATGGCTTTGGCTTTCCCCTGGGATCTGTAGAGATGAAATGCCCATGTGGACGCTGGATGGCTTACATTAGCATTGAAGAGGTTTGGTCCCCCATCATTGATACTATAGAGATGCTTAATGATTTTAAGAAGCAAGCAGGCATAGCCATAGACTCTTTGGATGTGATGAAGGTCACACCCCCACAACTTGTAAAAATCAACACCAACCCGTATAATTAATATATGGACCTAAACACATTCCGAGAATATATCCGATTGCATGCCATATCCCTTGAACAGGATTTGGAAAACGAGGACGGTGCTGATAGCATTGTTCCTTATCTTGAAGGAGCCATTAATGTATCCCGCCACTATTTGGAGGTAACCAATGAACGATAACACTACCCTTGACCCATACCTAATGAAACTAGTAGAACTTGGTATGGACGGAGCAGATATCCTGCACGGTCACCTTAAAGTTTTAATGGTTGAGGCAGAGAAGCAATTAGACCTGTGCATTGAAGCAGAGGAGTATTCAGAAGAAGCAATGGACTCAATGGCTCGTACAGAGGCTTCAGGCTATTTTGACGCACTGTGTGAGGTCTATGCCCTAACTTATGCTATCGCTTTTGCCAAGGAAGAAGTAAAGAACCGCAAGGAGATTCTTGGTGAATAACGAACGCTTTATAGAAATGACTGAGGAAGAATGGTTTGAGACTTATAAGCCTGTTAAGAATCATCTTGAAACCACATCTTCATTTGACGGACACATGTTTGAGACATATGGCTCAGAGGTAGAGTTTGTTAAGTCTATCCCTGAAGACCGTATCTGGATGCTTGGAGACGGTGACGACGGTGGTATGTACATCTGGAACGGCTGGGGATTTGTAAATAGAATAGGATACTTTGTCACTGAGGTACCCTGCCCACCTGACACGACTATTCAGGTCCAAGTAGGTATACCTTGGTATTACTGTGAGGCCTGTGACTCAGAATGGGAAGACCCTGATAATCTTATTAGAGATGCCTTCCAAGAAGAGGATTTGGAAAAATGCCCTAACTGTGCTACCATTGAAGAAATGACCCTAGTAGGATTGGATAACAAATGACAAAATATGTAATAGATGAACTTACCTTAGTAGGAAGTTTTGCTGTTGACTCAGGCCAAGCAATGGTGGGCGACCCATGCTACCTTGACCAATGGAAAACAAATGAGGGTGAGCCATGGGATATGGAAGGCAAGATAGGAGAATACTCTTATCAAGGTGCTAGTGCTACAACGATTAACTCTAACGCAGGGGAGTTAGGAATTGGTAGCGCAATTGTATTTAACACAGGCTATGGTGACGGTTACTATCCTGTTTATATAAAGACAAATCAAGACGGACGAGTTGTAAAGGTAGTAATTGACTTCGAAGGCGACCTAGATGAGGAGCAAGACTAATGGGTGCACGGATCAACTATGTATTTAAAGATTCATTAACTAAGCCTTCAGTTGTACTTTATAGTCACTGGGGTGAGACCGAATGGCAGCGGGACCTAGCAATGGCCCTGCAGCATTCAAAGCCTAGGTGGATAGACGCCTCATATGGTACCCGCATGATGATTAGTTATCTTACGCAAGACTCAGTCTTGGATGAGACAGGGTTTGGTATCTATGCTATTAATAACGGTGACTATGAATTTTGGGACACCACTGTAATCATCGACTTCAATACTAAGACTATTAATGAACTGGGCTCAGACATCCATGTTGATTGGGACCTATTCATAGCAGCCTATCGACCAGTTTTAATGGAGCAAATCTAGGGAGTGGGTCCTCTAGATTATAGGGTGGAAGGGGCAGGCGTGGGGCTTGCTCTTTCCCCCACTTTTTGGTACAATAGATACAAGGGAGAACTATGCGTATAAGCAGACGGGTCACAGAGGAAGAAAAGGTAGCCATGAAGTTAGGCAACATGGTATCTGACCTCCGAGTTGATTTGGAATTAGTCGGGGAATACCTAGCAAAGTCTCAGCCCTATGTCGTGTATAATAGATTACAGACAATAGCAGAGTCAGCCAAAGAAACTAAGGAAGGTACAAATTATGCCATTAACGGATTTTGATAGCAGGGCTTTAATTCTTGGACAGTTATGGGTCAATTATAAAAGTGATGACGAATGGACAGACTTCTTCGCTTATAGCGATTTAGGTTTGCCACTTGCTTTCTCTTTTGCTGAAGGCATTGTCAATCACACACCATCACTTGAACAATACATAAACGAGACATGGGATTTGTTTATTGAAGGTTTGGGTATTGAAGATGAAGGTTTTGCACGACTGGAAGATATCTTCACAGAAGAGTAACTGTGCCCCGAAAGGGCACGTGCATTATCATTCAATAACAAACCATCAAACCTTATAGCCAAAAGACATTACGAACCTCCAAATCTTTCCCCCTCCAGAACATTACGATCCAAACCTTTGTTTCCCCAAACTAGGTGTATACTTTATATATGAGTCCAAGACATTTTGCAAACCTTTATAAGCAAACCTCCCATCGCCATGATAGCCCAAGTGATGGTGATATATTTAATAAAGACTTTGGTGCTATATGTGGTATGTTGTATAGTGTTGTAACTCTTAAGGCTTTCTTTCCTAAGTCCCCCGCCCCAGCGATGACTGATAATCCTATCACTGACGGCAACGGCGGGGATCAAGAAGAACAAAACAAACCCCTATAGAATAACAAACCATTATCTCCTGGTTTCTTTAAATAACATAAAGGTTTGTTAAAAAAAGATTACGATATGTGCAAATTTCTCCCTGGTTTCTGGGGATTTTTTATAGGGTTTTAAGGTTTGACAAACCATTATATCTGTGGTACCATCCGCTGCGAGATAGTTTGTAAGGTTTGGGGTTTTAAGGTTTGAGGTTTGGGGCCCCCAAGACATTACGAACGCATCGTTAAAAGCGCCCCATTCTCCACTATCCTCCACTTCACTCCACTTCTAGGGTGTCTAATAAGATAATCAGTAAGATTAATCTGTGGATAAACCTGTGGATAACTTTATGAAATAAAGCCTAGGCTATCTCTAAACCTATATGCCTCATCAAGCATTGGATTATTTGGGACTGAAAGGTGAGAGTAATCTGACAAATTATCTGGATTTAAAAACCTTACAAACATCATCCTAATATACTCTCCTTCTTTAAAATGCTTCAAAACCCTCCAATGAATTTCTTTATTTGCATTAAAGATTAAGGCACAGTTATCCTCTAACTTATAAGTTTCTAGGTTTAACCCTATATCCCAAACGGTATTAGACTCTAACTGTATACTAACAATCAGGTCATTAGTGTCTCCATCAAAATGAGGATTTAGTTCAGGGTTTCCATATAAAAGGCTATACTCTACAGACATGGCAGAGCCCATCTCTAAAGGTTTGCCAATCTCCTTTAGTTTCTCAATAGTCTCTGGGAGTAGTAGGCTTTCTAAATCACGAACCTGAATCCTGCCTAACTCATTATCAATAATTGTTGGGCTTTCTGATATTATTTTCTTTATATGATCTATTTCTTTTTTTGAAAAAATGTTATTTATTCTTGTTATTGACATACAAATATTGTACCATAATTGACCTGTGGATAACTCTATGATATGATAGATATATGTTAGATATCAGAGGCATCCCAACACCTGCATGTCCTTGTTGTGGCTCTACACTCTTGAGGGTTACTGTAGAGTTTGATCCACAAACTTATGAGATTCAGATGTATCTTTTGGATGATGCCCAATGTGTAGAATGTAAGTGTCTTATCACTGCTCCTACTCCATTAGACCATCCAGACTATGTATAACTCTGTTAACCATAATGTGATAAAATAGACCAATGGACAGATTCGAATCATCATATAACAAATTCTCTTTAGGCTATACAAACCCTATGATCAATGTCCTATGCTATGAATGTGGTGGTATGTATCAAACCCAGTATGGTAGAGAAGATGTTACAAAACAATGTCAAAAATGCGACGGTAAATAAAGATTACGATACACCAGATACTTCCCCCTATGGTATGATATATACATGGATAAAATTATAGAAGCCTCCAACAACAAGACATATGCCCTATTTAGGGGGCTATGCAAAGATGTGCCTAACTGGTCAGATTTCATAGAAAACTTTGATTATAACTACAATAGAGACAAAGACAAAAATAAAAATAATCCAGACCGTAGATACCTTACAGACCACATTATGGTTTATAATAAGTTTGACCCCATCATCTTTAATGCTATAGAAGACAAAACCACTAGACTATTTGATAAGTCATTAGAGGCACAAAGCCTTATAAAAGGTTTGACAAAAAATAAAATCAGTTCAATTAAAAGTATTATTAACTTCCTAGGCAATGAGCAGGAATACTGGATCCATAGTGATGACCACGCTGTTATCTCCTGGCACTGTGTTGGTACCATTGAGTGGAGATTCTATAAAAATGTTAAAGAAGAGGATATGGAGAAAATAAGCATTGAAGGTGCCGAGTATGACTCCGTAGTCCTTGAACCAGGAGATGTGGTATATGTGCCTGCTGGGGTGGTACATCAGGTTATTAATAACAAACCTAGAGCATCTTTAGTATTTCAATATTTTCCAGATTCTGACGCTATAGGGAATACTTACTAGTATAGGGATTACGATCCTTTCTTGACATCCCCCGCAATTTCTGATACAATCAATATATGAACCAATTTATGCAAGACTATGCCTCATGGGTCCTCGCTGTCATTGGGGTTGCAGGTATATATTTTGTTGGCCGTAAGAGTTTCTTCGGCTGGTATATTCTTCTATTCAATGAGACCCTATGGATGATATACGCTATTACTACTGAGCAATATGGTTTTATCTTCTCTGCTCTTGCATATGCAGCAGTATATATTCAATCACATAGGCACTGGAAGGCTTTAGACAAAGAACAGTTGTCTTGGAGGAGTTTTACCAAGTTAGTTTGGGACCGTAATGATTAACATGGAGATACCTGATCCATTCCAAACCTTTGTAGCCAAGAAATATGCTAACGCTAAGGGCTATGTGCATGACTTCTTTACTGGAGAATGGTCTTATAGGTGTAGTACTTGTAAGGATGATATTTCTGGTCCGTCCCGCAAAATATTGACCAAGATTAGACTATACCACAGCAGGAATGAGTGTTTAAATGGTTGGTAAATGCGATCACACCTGGTATATGCGTGAGCCAGGGATACAGTGTACAAAATGTTTAGTTATATGGGAGAGTGATGAGGATATTAATCTGTCCGATTTGTAAGAAGGAATGGGATCTAAGATGGGGTATCTTTGCTCATGATTCCCTTGCTCGGCATATGAAGGCTACTCACCAATAGTGCCCGTGTAGGGCATAGAGAGGTTTACTACCTCTATTTTCGCCGAACTTTAAAGACTTGACAATTTTTTCGCCGAATGGTATGATGTATATATGACATGTACAAAGTATGGGTGCGACTACCAATTAGACCTTGATGGCCAGGTAACCTGTGCTGTCTGTGGGGCTATGGATGATGATAGACAGCCTGTGGATATCTTTGAAACACAAACAGACTTTGAGTAATGATATAATAGATCAATGGACAGGTTTGAGTCATCATATAGTAAGTTTGCTAAGTGGGAGCCATATAAAATAGCCTGTAGCAAATGTGATCAATTATATATCAAACAAGATGACGAGCCTTTTGTATGTCTTACTTGTGCTGCTAATAAAAGATTACGATGAATCTTTTGCTGCCTTATTAACCATACGGATCAAACCCCTACGAGTTATCTTGGATGCATCAAAGGTCTCTGTATAACCTCCTTGTGGCATATCTGCCTTATCCAGGAAAGAACCATGCTTTGCCCTTAGTGTTCTTAGTACTAGGGTTTCTACTGTTCTTGCTTTATCCCGTTCGGAAAACCACCAATACTTAATCAATATCCAACCCTTGGTCCTATGGCTTGCAAACCTTCTTCCGCTTACATCTGATATACCTATCTTGATAGCCTTATGTCGTGGGCTATAGAGTATATAGAGTAGGGTCATAGGTCTATTATACTTGATATGCCGTGGATAATTCTAGATATGTTATACTTAGTATATGAACAATTTTAAGTGTGCTTCTTGCGATACGATTCACTTTGACCTAGGAGAAAAAATAAATGTTATGAATCTAAAAGATAATCCGAATATGCTAGATCATTTAGATTTGCCTTTTCCTATTATAAAACAATCAATTAAAGGTAATGCAAAAATAATTGAATACAAAGATGTTTATAGATTATATATTGGAGAAAAACAATGGATGGCTTTAGACATGAACAATAAAAATGAAGTTAATGAACTTTATTCTTCATATGATTTAAGTTATGGAGATGTCTTATTGTCTGGTTTAGGTTTTGGAGTATTGGCTCAATGGATAGCCTCTAAACCAGAAGTTAAATCTGTTACAGTAATTGAATTTAGTCAAGATGTTGTAGATATATTTTTAGAAAACAACAAATTACATGAAAAAATTAAATTAGTTGTTCAAGATATAGGACTATACAAAGATACAAAGACTTATGATTGGGCAATTTTTGATCATTATGAAGGTGAAACACAGCCAACCAAGCAGGAAATAGAGAAAATCTGTAATAATATAAAATTTAATAATTTATGGTTTTGGTCATTAGAATATCGGTTAATTGAAAGATATAATTCTTGGTCAAAATTTAGAAATGATTATAGTTTAAAAATACCAGATCTAAGTCTCAAGCAGATAAACAAGTATATTATGGATTTATACAGTCCACAAAATTTTATTTTAGAAGAATAAAAACAACTTATACCTGACTTGACACTTCAAGCCTACTTGGATAATTCTGGATATGATATAATTATTATATGAACAATGCTAAATGTTTTTTTTGCGATAAAGACGCAACTCATTACGATGTGGTAGTAGATCACGCCGAATATATAGTTGCAGATGTCTGCTTAAATCATTTGTCTATGGGTCTTATTTCATAATATGAACAGAAGAATCCTTAAAGATGAATCAGAAGTAATTTCATTTGAGACTCCAGTTGATTTAATTATACATACAAAAGCACCTGGAAAATGGAAACTAATTGATTTAGAAACAGGAGAAGAATACCTTGGATCTGAAGTAGAAACTGGCTTTGCAGAAATGTTAAGGGAAAAAGTTAAAAAAGGAAAGATAGGAACTTGGATAAAAACTCATGGCAAATAAAAAATATAATAACTATTTTGGAAGATACTAAATATGAAAGCAAATATAGAGTCATGTGACTTAAAAAAACATTTATTTGAAAATGGTGGACTGACCCTTATTTGTTCAAAATGTTCAAAAACATTTGAAGAGTATCAGGAAGACTTAGAAGTTTTTATTAAAGACTATAGAAATAACAAGAAGTCTTAGAGAACTATTGCATATGGCGCTAATGTTCCAGCAGGGTGTGTGTAATAAGTTATATCTTTATCTTCTAATAATTCTTCAATTGCATTTGATATATTCTTAAAGTCTTCTCCTGAACTTGTTTCTTTAAAGCCATTTTTTGTAGCAGCATCCATCAAAGTAGAATTAGCATATCTTATAATAACCTTGCCATTTTTATTAACAAGGAATTTTTCAAAATTTCCAAACATTGGCAGACTTTTTGCAAGGTTTTGGTAAATTGGATGTACATCTTCTCCCTCTAACAGTTTTCTTGGAAAGGATTCTGTTCTACCTGGATATAATTTTTTTAATGCTTGATTTGAGATTGATGTACCAACCATAGATGTAACTAGTTCAGAAAACCCATAGGTTACATTGTATAGTTCTTTTGCATAATCTCTTGCCTCTTCTGGACCATCAATCCCACATTCATACTGGTCATAAGTAATTCCTGGACCACAATAGTCGTTGGTTGGTATGGCAACTACTTCAAATCCTTGATCTTTGTATTTTTGATATAGCATTTCTATGATGCCGTATTGAGGGGCATTGCCACAATCTGCAGTAACATTAATAAACATTGTTACCTTGCCTTTATAGGAATTTAGCATATTTTCTTGCCCATCCCACGATTTTAGTGGAATATCATAAATAGATGTTGTCATATGAGTCCTCCTAAGAATTATAGGTTTATTATACACCTTTTATATTAAATCAGCCCTACTTTCTATGCCTGACTTGACACCTCAAGACTTGTACTGTATAATAAATATATAAAGTAAAACTATTGGAGGAATTATGATACACGCACTATTTCTTATACCAGCGCTTATTACAGGGTATATTGCTTGTTATATTGTAATGACATATAAAGTAGAGCAATAGTATGAGCGTAGATGAAATGGCATTACGAGAAGAGATTGCAAGGTCTATTGAATCAATTATGATTCAAGATTCTGTTACCAACGCTCTTGGTATGCGTATGCTTGCTGCAAAGGTAGCAAGAGGAGAAGATAACTATATGACAAATATGTTTGAAAACCAAGTTGATCTTGAGTAAAGAACCTAAGATTGCTCAAATGGATTGGCGTTCCCTAGGCTACTGGCCTATATGGAAAGATGGAAAGAAAGTATGGGTACCTAGAGATGCTGAAGCATTCAACAAAGATACAGAGAACTAAGATATGGCCACTAAGGATTATAGGTAATTTCCTTGGTGGTTATGCTAGTAATCATTTAGTCAAGTCTCTTGATCTAGATGAAGATAATAATTTGGGATTACGCTTTAAGTACCATGCAAAAATGTGGAAGTATCTTAATAAACCTTATGAGCGGTGGGGAACTTACTACAGCCTAGACTTAGATGCGTGGAAAAAAGATTTAAATAACTAAATTCTTTGGAACCTTTATTTTTTCATATATTCCATTTGAATAAGAATATCGAACTCCCGATGTAACTTTAAGGACTTCGTGAGTGCAATGATCTTCTGCGCTATGAATAACTAAATCACCTGGCTCTGGTTTATAAGTAATTGACTGGTTTGGGTATCTAAGTTCTCCACCACCAAAATCGTTTATATAGGCAACAGTACCAAAAATGTTATTATTTTTTAATATAAACTCTTCCCCTTCTTTTAAAAGCAAACTTTGCTTTCTTATATCTAAAAAGGCACCATTGTCCGCATGTAGACCCCAGGTATCTCCTACACTTAATATATTCATGGTGCTAGAATTTGTAATATTATATGGATCTTTTACTATTTGTTTGATTTTATTATATATAATGGTAAGACTTTTAATTTCTTTACTAGTATTTTTAGTATCCAACAAGAATTCTTTCTTTAAATTAATTTCATCATTTATGATTAACAAATCTTTATTAGATAAAAAATTTTTACATACATATATGTCTTCACCAATTTGAGTTAAATTATTTAAATTAAAAGGTATCATATTTACATTATATCATTATTCGCTGTCAAAATTATCAATTTGACACAGACTTTAATTTTTGATATAATAGATAATATGAAACCAACAGCACATATATACGATGTAGACGGAACGCTTGCCAATATAGATCCCTATCTGCATCATGTTCGTGGCTCTAATAGGGACTACGATGCCTTTCATGAGGCTTCTATAGATGCCCTGCCAAATGTAAATGTTTTAGAAATGTTAAATAATTCTGTTAGTGATGGTCATTCTATCCTTGTTGTTACTTCACGTAAAGAGAAATATCGTGGACTTACATCTATGTGGCTTGCTAAAAATAATATTAGATCTCATGGTTTATTTATGAGGGCAGATAACGATAATAGACCAGACTATGAAGCAAAAAAAGATATACTTGATAAAATAACTTTACTATGGAATGTAACTCATGCTGTAGATGACAATCCAAATGTAATAAAACTATGGGAAGATCACAACATTGCTACAACCAAAATAGGAACATGGGATGGGCAAAAGTCTTGATATGTACATTTGAATATGGTATGATTAGTTTATGACCAAAAGAGTTAAGAAAATTTATAAATGCGTTGAATGTGAGACTATGATTACTATTGTAACAAAGGTTCACGAACTACCCGAATCAATTATTTGTCCTTGTGACAAAGTAGCAGAAAGCCAGTGAGTTAATTGAAAAAATCTAATAACAAAGTATCTCAACATAAAATTAATAGAGCAACGAAAAATAAAAAAAGAATAAAGAATAAGCCCTATCTTTCTAAATTTGAAATACAACAAAATAGAATAAGAGAAGAACTCTTACTCCCTGCTTTATCATTAATGGGTAAAAGTTAAATAATCATGACATTTTTAAAAGGTTTTGCCAAAGAATTGTCAGAATCAGAAGTTAGTTTTAAAGAAATACATAGCAATATTTTTATAGTAGAAGATTTTATTCCTCAAGAAACGATAGATGCCTGTTTTGCTATCATAAATAAAACCACAGAATCAGAGTGGAGTTCTTTTTATTTAGAAAATTTAAAAACTTTCTGTATGGAAAAATTTAACAGAGATGATGTTGAAAACCTTGTTGCTGAAGGTAAATTTGAAATTACTGAAAACTGGGCCGATAAAAATCTTTATATTCCAGACTCTTTGATTGCTAAAACAATTATAAAAAGAATAAATGATCTGATAGAAAAAACAGACCAGTCTCTTGCATTGATTGGTTGCCACACTATTCAAAGAATGTATGATGGTGTTGAACTATTTTCTCATACAGATGTACATACAGACCCTTCAATTCAGTATGCAGCGATTTTTTACCTTAATGATAATTATGAAGGTGGACAACTTTTCTTTGAAAACTTAAACATATCTTTAAAGCCAAAGGCTGGATCTCTTGTGCTTTTTCCAGGAACGGAAGAATTTAAACATGGCGTAACAGTTGTAAATCCTGGACCTACAAGATACGTTCTTGTTGGATTTATAAAAACAAAAGATTTTTACAATAAAAATAAATTTTAATTATAAAATTAAGAAATGTAAGGAAGTTTTTCTCTTTCAACCATTTCGTCTGGTAATATAACCAGTTGATCATTTTTCTTTAGTGGGTCTAGCCAAGTTTCTTCTATACGAGAAGGGTCTGCTGTTTGAAGTTTATATTCTTCAGTACCATAATTGTTAAAAGTTCCTGGATTTTTAATTGCTTCTAAACAAAAGTTTGAATATGAGTATCTTGATCCAGAAAGGACTGGTTTAACTCCATGAGCATAATCTTCTAATGCGCCATGAATAACTAAATCCCCTGGCTGAACGGGTACAACTATGTCTTGTTTTGGATAAAAAACTTCTCCTCCAGTAAACTCCCCAAAGTAAACACAAACTCCAAATTCTAATAGGCAACATGTTGACCATATGTCTGGTAATGTTAGGTTTTCATGATTTCCTTCACCAGGACTATCCCAATGAGGTTCCATTCCTGCGCCCTCTTTATAATGAAGCATGCTTAACAATGGGTGAACAACATATTGTGGAGCAAGTAGTTCAGAAACCTTTTCCCAAACAGGAAAAACTTCTGGGATAGATTCTGTGACACCGTAGTTTACCACTCCAAATGGGTGTTTTGTAGATTTATCTTCTCGCTCTTTTAATACTTTATTTACAAAATCAACCTCTTCCTTACTAATAAAATTAGGAATGTAATAGAGTTTCTCGTCTAGCCTTTGAAGGTTTGGATGTGATATAGTCATGACTTTATTATAGCACAATTTTTAGACTATACTTCAATATATTCCCGATTTTAGGCCTATGGTATAATTGTAATATGAGACAATGCACCTGTGGTAGGTCAAAAACCTATCCCTATTGTGACAATACTCACAAAACAAAGGTAAATTCTGAAGATCTCACCCCCTCCTCAACCGACAACAACATAAGAGAAACTATATTATCAAAAATGAAAGAATCAGATAAAACTGGCAAAGTTTTATTTTTAAAAGGTTTTATGAGTCAATCTCCTGAATGGGGTGATTTTGTTGGCTTAATAAATCATCAATATAATAACCCAATAATTGATGAAGTAAGTGAAAATATCTATGATGAATCAAAAAAAGAAGAACATGGGGATCACGGGCCAAAGATTTTGTTAAATAATAACAACAAAAGTACAAACATGTATTCATTAAAAAAATTAGATTTACATGTTTTACGTATAAAGCAAATAAATTTTTCCATACAGACACCTTCTTTTGAACATAGTTGGTACAACATGCCATATCTTGATAATTTTTTATCTATATTCTATAAACAGGATATGCTAAACACTGTAAAGTCTTTAATAAATTTTGCTGGAAATGAATATGTTGGAACTGGTCATTCAGATAGGCAGTCTGTCGTTTCTTGGACATGCGCTGGAGAAGTTGAATATAGAATTTATCATATTAAAAACAGTACAGAAAGAGATTCATTAACTTATGAACAACAAAGAACTTTGACTTATGATTCATACATTATGAAACCTGGAGATGTTATGTATATACCTATTGGTGTTTTTCATAGTGCTGTTGCAAATTTTCCAAGAGCATCTTTAATTTTAGACTATGACGTTTTAAATACACAAGGATAAACATATGCCAACTAGACTTACTTTAAATGGTTTTACTATAAACCCTGTGACACATCTTCCTCATTTAATAAATATTTTTAGAGGACTTACAGAATATAGCATAAAACATAAGTGCGATACAGGATCAGACGGGCCAATACATAAAAACTATTTAGGAAAGCCAATTTTTGGACCTGTAGGAACAAAAATACCAGATATAGATTCTGATAATGCTGGAAGTATTGTTCAAGGTATCCTAGAAAATGGATACTATTCTTGTAGAATTTGGGAAAACTGTTACCCTGCAAAAATTCAATTTGATCTTTTTTTAGAAAATGATTTGCCTGATATTGACCTAATCATAGATCATTTTTCTGCTCCTGCTATTCCTCAAGACGGTCTTGGGCTTTTTGATTATACCTATTCTATAAGTAAAACTAAAGAACATACAACAACATTACAAAAAGATAGAGATAAAGATTCGGCATATGATGTCAATGATTTGATTGCCTTTGATAAAGATGGTGAATGGTCTGTTACTTTAAACAGATTAAAGGCCCCTGAATGTTATTTTTGTAATAAAAAACCTGAACACTGGATATCTCTAAATAAAAGGACTGACAAGAATCATACAGATTGGATTTCTGTTTTGTCTTGTTCAAATCACAAATATTTAGGAAAAACAATAGAAGATGTGTATTCTGGAAATGTTGATCAATATTATTCAAATCTAGATGATAAAATTTACGTTATAAAAGAAATTAAAAATGAAAATAATGAAGTTATGTTTACAGTAAATGTGCTAGAAGAATAAAATAAATTAATGAAGGTTGACATTTATTTGATTATTTGCTATAATTGAACTATGCACCAGTAGCCAAGTTGGTTAAGGCACCGAACTCATAATTCGGCTATCGTAGGTTCAAGTCCTACCTGGTGTACAATTAAGTAATGAGAATATTGAATATTGGTAGCACTTCTGCCTTCCAAGAAAAAGGGGCAAGTTCAATTCTCATCATCCGCTCAAAATATTTAGGAGGAGTATGAAGTTTCATTGGATGCTAAATGGGTCATACTCAACTAGCAATATATTAAAAACAGTTGTTGAAGGTCTTGGCAGTAATAGATACGAGTCAATACTTTTAACATTTCAATTAGATCAAAATGAACCAATGGTTTCAGCAATGTTTTTAACAAACAATTTTCCAAATCAAAGGTTTATGATAGCAGTTAGACCCTACACCATTTCTTCCAGACATTTATCCATGATAGCAAAAACATTTTATGACTACTTTAATAATAAACTAATTATTAATTTTGTTTCTGGAACATATGATAATGAGTATGAACTTTTTACAAATAAAACTTCTACACGTGAAGAACGTAAAGATGAATTATCTGGGTACATCAAATCATTTGTTGAAGATTTAAAGGGTACACTATATTCTGATATTGCGATAAGTGGTGCAAGTGATAAGTTAATCAGTTTATGCTCTGAGTTCTCTGCAATAAACATAGCACTCATTCAAGACTTAGACAAACTAAACAAAGACAATAATATAATGCTTAGAGTATCAATAGGTATTGATGTAGATAAGTCTCAAATGACTACAGATAGAGAATTTAATAACTCTATATGTGGTACAGAAGACTATATTATTAATAAAATAAAAGAACTTGAGGCAATGGGGATAACCGACATATTGATTTCAAATACATATGAAAACATTACAGAAATAGATAAGACAAATGCTTTAGTTGACAGATACAAGTCGCTATAGTATAATTATAATAAGGGTAAGATAAGAAAGTTGGTGCAAATCCAACCTACCCTACTAACAGAAAGAGAAAAAATGAAAACAGTTGGAGATAAGTTAGGTAACTTTGCAGTAACTGGAGTTAAACCTGGAGCATTAACATATGATGATTCATCATTTGAAACTATAACACAAGATTCTTTTCCAGGAAAATGGAAAATAATTATGTTTTATCCAAAAGACTTTACATTTGTATGCCCAACAGAAATTGTTGCATATGATGCTTTAGTTAATGATTTTAATGATCGTGATACAGTCCTTATGACTGGATCAGTTGATAATGAATTTTGTAAGATTGCATGGCGTAATGCTCATGACGATCTTAAGAGAACTAACTCATGGTCATTTGCAGACACAGCACATCAACTGGCTGGAGATCTTGGAGTTCATCACTCATCTGGAGTTGCTTATCGTGCAACCTTTATTGTTGATCCTGACAATACTATTCAGCATGTAACTGTTAATAACCTTGATGTAGGTCGTAATGCAGATGAAGCACTTCGAGTTCTTGATGCCCTGCAAACTGGAGAACTTTGTGCATGCAATAGACCGCTAGGTGGAGACACTTTATAATGACTTGGGTTGAACAATTAAACGAAAACCTTCCCGAATATGCCAAAGATATTAGGCTTAATCTTGATGCTGTAATTAACAGATCTACCATTGATGCTAATGATGCATTGTATATTGCAATTGCAGCAGCATTTGCAACTGGTAATTCAAAACTACTTACATTTTTGGTATCTAATGCAACAGATGAAGTAGAAAAAAATGCTGCACTATCTGCTGGCGCTATTATGGCACAAAATAATACATGGTATCCATATGTAGAAATGGCTGGGGATGCAAACTTAAAAGGCTTACCAGCCCAACTAAGAATGAATGCTATTACTTCTCATGGTGGAACAACTAAGGGTAAGTTTGAAGCCTACTCTTTATCGTCTTCAATCATAGGAAAATGTCATTTCTGTGTTAAAGCACACTATGATACATTAAAACAAGAAGGTTACAGTGTTGATCAATTACGTGATATTGGACGAATTTCTGCAACCATCAATGCATTAGCAAAGATACTTTCAGCATAAAAAAAAGTCCTGGGTATGACTAAAACTGCCTAACAACTAACACATTAACTGTAAAGTGTAGTATAATGGTTTTATGGAATCAAATATCTGTAAAGTTTATGAGCATATTTTTAGTGTAGATAAAGACAGTGTGCTCAAGTGTGAAAAATGTAACAAAACATATATGCAATATATGGATGAGATTGAAGAGCATCTTAAAGGATATAGAAAGTTTTAATTTAAAACTATTTTGCTAATGCGTTTTCTATATCATTACAAATTCTGATGTATGCTAAATCTGCTCTGCCAGCCTTCTCAGAATAATTTAGCAGTGCTCCATTATCATAATTTTTTAATAATTTTCCATCTTTTCCTACCAAATATTTTTCAAAATTACCGCCCAAAGTTCCTCCACCATCTGCAGATGTTGGATCCTTCTTCCAAAGTTCCTCTGACATTTTGCATAAAACATTATAAACTTCATGAGGAGTAACCTTACCATGTTTAGATGGCAATCCTGGGATAAGTTGGTTTTCGCAAGGGTTAGATTCAATTAATTCAGTAAACTTGTATGTGACTCCATAATTTGTTTTTGCAAATTCTCTTGCTGATTCTGCAGTGTCTGTTCCATAAACATGATCTCCATACGTTAAACCAACGCCACAATAATCATTGGTTGGAATAGCAATTACTTCAAAACCTTTATCTTTGTATTTTCTGTATATTGTTTCAATAACTCCATATTGAGGAGCATTACCACAGTCACCAGTAACATTAATAATCAAAGTTACTTTCCCTTTAAAGTTATTTAAAAAATCCTCTTCTTGATCTGCGGACTTAATCTTTACATCATATACAGACATATACATCTCCTTTTGTGTTTCTTAAGCAATTATACCTCCCTTTTTTAATTTATGATATACTATAAAAGGTGGTAAAACTGCTTAATAATACCTTTGTAGTTCAGTGGACAGAACGATGGACTTCTAAGCCATGCGTCGCAAGTTCGATTCTTGCCAGGGGTACTTTACTTTTTAGGATGCTTTACTTCGTATGGTGCAATCTTAGACTTAATACGACCATCTTTATATAATCTAACAATCCAACCGTCTTTGATCTGAACAGGATTAAACGCTGCTGCTTTTTTCTTTGGCATTATATAATTATATCATACCGTTAAGCCTGTTGTGTGTCCTGATCCTGTGGCAGTTAGCACAAACCACTTCACACTTTTCAATCTCTTTCTTTATAGCCCTCCATGAAAAACCATCATGGATCATTCTCGATACATTATATTTCTTGTCTCTTATGTGATCAAAGTCTAAGATTATATGGTTACCAACCCCACAGTCTACACAGCCAGAATCCTCTTTTATCTTAGCAAGCATCTTCTTATACTGCTGCTTGTTATAATTTTCCAACTCTTTTTCAGTCATTGCTATCATTATACCGTGAAAATATTAAGGCCCCACACAGGCAATTCACCTGACTTGCGCCACGGTCTCTATCCAATGGGTAACTATGCCATCGCTAAGGTCCTATGTGGGACAATTAAATTATATCATCATTACATGTATAGGCTACTGTAACAATCTTTTGTGTATACTTTATTTGTAGTAAAACAAAATGTCATGGCATACCTGACTCCACTTGTAACTTCTTCAACATAGTGCATAGACTCATCTCCATGAGATGGAAAAGTTATTGAAACACCTTTTGATGGTTTTATTTTAACAATATTTTTTTGATTTGGAAAGACAATTTGACCACCTTCATATTCATCGTCAAAATAAACTAGCATACCAAGAATATCTTCATCACAACCTTTTTGAATATCAGAATGCAAGCACATACTATCTCCTACATTATATTTCACAATTGCTGATGAGTGAATGTATATATCTTTTTCTAATATTTTTTTTATTTTTTCAGTATAGAGTGAAACAAGAGTAAGGAAATCTAAATCATACTGATCCTGAAATAATGTTGTATACCTATCTCCCTTATTGTTACCTCTATAAAGACCTTCTAATTTTTTAAATATTTGTAAAGCATAAACAATTTCTTCTTCTGTAGTAAAATTATAATATTGTTTTATCATTATCAACCTTATATATTAAATCTGAAGAAGTTCCAAAATATCTAGATGGCAAAACTGACAGTCTGTTAGGGTCAAAGTCATTATTCATGTATATATTATAGCAGTTTCTAGTATGATATAATTAATATATGCATATATCGAGACCATTTAATAATGAAATTGTCGTAGTTGAAAACTTTTTGACTCAAGATGAGGCTGACTACATTCTTGATTTAGCAACAAAAGACATTTCCTTGTGGGATGCCTCAAATGATGGATCTGGACTTACAGAGCAATATGGCAATAGGCTACAAATTGACGAATACAATTTAAGAGATAGGTATCGTGACTACAATTGGTTCTTTAAAATGCTTGAAGAAAGAGCAAAGCCGATATTTTCTAAAGAATATGGTATTTCAGATTTTTCTTTTTTACCAATAACCTCAATTTTTAGAAGAACGGGTCATGGACTGGATGTTCATACTGATGAAGTTGATAAAGATCACCCTCAATATGATGCATCTCTACCAATTATTACTCACGGTTTTGTAGTTTATATTAACAATAACTATAGTGGTGGAGAAATTTTTTATCCAAAAAAAAATATAATTATGAAACCAAAGGCTTTGTCTTTAGTTATGCATCCTGGAAATAAAGAATACGAACATGGAGTTAATGACGTAACGAAAGAAATAAGATATAATCTTGCTTGGTGGACTAGATAACACAAAGAATGAGCAGTTTATAGACCTGCTCAGGTCCCCCAGGTAGCGATCCTGGGCTTATCCGTACTCAGCAATAGGGTTGCTATAAGCAACTGCATGTATCATGACGGAATAATTTATTATACTACTTCTTTTTTACTGCTGTTTTCTTTGCAGGTGCCTTCTTAACTACCTTGGCAGTCTTGAGTGCTACTTCAATTTCCTTAACATCTGGCATCTTGCCAAAAGCCAAGTCGTTAGGATTGGCTGCTCTCAATACAACGGGAACAAGTGCTCCAAGTAGTGAGTATGCTAGTGTCTGTGGATCTGTTACTCCAGAAGCATACATTGCTGTTGCTGCTCCAAGAACTGATCTTCCATATGATGCTAGTGCGTTTTTGATTTGTTGATTCATAATTTTCCTCCTAGGATATTATTTTTGTTAGTACTGTAAAGCCAATCCATAATCCAATAATTCCTGCGACTCCCGCAAAAACTGGTGGTGCTGGTACTGGCAATTTGAATGCAGCAAATACTACGCCACACCCAAAACCTGTTAATGTTGATAACAAAACATCTTTCATTGATAACCTTTTTCAATTAAGTCTTTATAGTGGATTACGCACACATCTATAATGTTAGATTCAGTAGCGTATATTTTTTCTGCTTCAAGTTCACAGCCCAATACATGGCATGAATAAAAAGCATCATATGCCAGATCTTCGTATGACTTGAATTTGATCATGTTTCTATTTTACCATAGTCCTCTGGTAGAATGCTTTTAATTACTTTATACCCTTCAATTATGGACAGCCTTTGCTGCTCAATCAATATTGGAGAGGCATATTTTTCTAAATAATCAATCACTGGTCCAACATCATTGATAAAACTATTAATCTTTTCCTGTGTAGTTTCAATATAAGTATAAGCCCAGTCACGAGAATCTGAAATAAATTTTAAAAAATCCTCATTAAATTTTTCTTTATCTGTTTTTGCCTGTGCTTCTTGTGCTTCTTGGAGCATAAAGAATTCAAGAGTTTGAGCAAGTATTTGTATATTTTTTTTCTTTTGAATATAAAAAAGAAAAGCAAATGTTGTTGATAAGACTGATAATATAACTAAGGCTACCGTTTCAATCATAATTCCTTTCCACCCTCTCGAACAAGAAGAACAATTGCACCATTATCTTCTAATGCTTTTTTAACACGAACCATATACTCAATTGCCTGTCTTTTTAATTCCACCGTTTCTAATGACATGAAGTCTTTTTCTTTTGCTTTTACTGTTATAAAATGATCATTATCTATAATCTGTAAAGAAAAATTATTTGGGCAGTAAAGTTGAACAGACCTAAAGGCTCTTTTCATTGCATCTGTGTACATACTACTCCATTGTTAATGATTGCCAAGTCATTCCCCAATCGTCTTTGTTTTTGTGGCTGGCAAACTCTTTTGATATTTCACCATTCTCTAAAAATACTCCACCCCAAACACCCCACTCTTTGCCTGAAATCCCAACAGAAAAACAATCTTTTCTTACTGGACACGAAGAACAAAGTGCATCTATTGCTGGCCTTAACGACTCACTTTCTTCATACTTTTCAAAGAATAAATTTGTATCATAGTCTAAGCAAGAAGCATTATCTTTCCATTTAAATTTATTCATTTAGATCACATACTTGTCAGGGATTTCCCATCCTTGATTAGAAGGAATAAATTCTTTTTTCATTTGCCATTTATTATTTTTGTATACTCCAAATTTTGAGTAGTAGGCTTTCTCTGAAGGAAATGTCTCAACTACTGTCCATCCGTTCCAGGATAGTTGTCTGTGCTTATTCACTATTGATTCCATAGTGGATAAAGAGTTAACTATTTTCATTATCTTTCCATTCTGTTGATGTGCTAGAGCACGAGTGTCACATAATAAAGTCTATCAGTTATAACAACTTATGTCAAGGCTGATTAGAAATTATATACGTTTGTATTTATATTATTTAATTTTGATACATGAACAATCTTTGATACTGGCTCTTTTGGATTAGACAAAAAAGCAAAATGATCAACTTGTAATATATTTTCTTGCATCCATTCAGGAGTAACCTTAATAAACTTAATAGACTTTCCTCTTGACTTCATTCCTTTTTCTGATAAGTTTGAAAACTCCATTGCCATCATGCTAATATTGTTTGGTCCTGCAGAGTATACATGAAAAACCTTATCCTCTTCTTTTAACTCAGAAAGGGCAACGGCCATTGATCTAAGGAAGACATTGTAGTTATCAAAACTACTTGTTCCCTGAACCCCTACTATCATCGTTAATCCCTTCTCGTAATTTGTCCATTATGAACAACATCTTATCTAATTGTACCTTATCCATACTGATTGTGTCAACTTGCTCTGCAGACTCTTTATCAATAAGTTCATTAACAAGTGGGGCTTTATAAAATATATTATCTTTAATCCAATAGGCATTATTTTCAACAATAATAACCCTTATGTTGGTTTTATCATGATGAACTTTTGACTGAGATCTAACATTTAATTTTCTTGAATTTTTTTTGCGATTGCTATACCGATATTGAAGCATTGATTGGCTAACAATAATAGGCTTATTATTTCTTTCTCTATTCCTTAGTACATATACATAAAAAAGCAGCACAA